TACTGGTATCCGTGCATTTCGCAAGTTTTTACCATCAATTCATCTTCAATTTCAATGACGTGCATTTCGGGATATCCATCATCTTCTAACATCATAGCATATCTAACAGCATCGTCCTCTTCTTGAAAGAGATATAAAATATGTTCTCCTTCATCATCAATTACAGAATATGCTCCTTCGGTTTCTCTACCATTAATCGTTAGAATAAACATTTAAACTAATTCACATGCCTCTTGATAAATTTCTTGCATCATTTTTTGAATGACTGATTTATCAAGACTAATTTCTGCCTCCTCAATATATCTATTCAGGATAGAAATAGTGTCTTCGCTTTCAAATGCTTCAAACTCTTCATGTTCTTGAATGTCAAAATTCTCAATGATTTTGAGTTCTGCAATGTTGGAAGAATAAAGTTTATCAATAAACTTTTCAAACTTTTTAGTGTCAGACTTTTTACGAACAACAACCTTTACGATCTTGTTTTCGTACTCACGAGTATCAAATGTTTGATAGTTAGTGTCCTCATAATAAATGTTATGGAACATCTTATAAGGATTGTTTACATGCTCGTGAGTTATCGTTTCAGTATCAAAAATAGTGAATCCACGAGTATCACCAACATCAGTCCAGTAGATCTCATAGGGATTTCCTAAGTAAAAGACCGTTCCATCATTCGATCTAGTGTGATAGTGTCCCGAGTAGACTCTAGTGAACTTATCAAATAGTTTGCCCTCCAGACCGTGCTCCATGACGATTTGCTTATTAACTCTAAATCCCTGGAGTTCAAGGTGCCCCATCGCGCACGGGCAAGTTGTCTTTTTAATAAGTTTGAGAGTACTTTCCTCATTTTCTTGATTAATCCAGGGTATAAAAAGTGTTCGGAGATTATCGAGAATAACTTCAGTTGGTTCCGAATATACCGTCACATTATCATACTCACGCAAAAGTAAATCAACTGCATTTACATTATTAGTGTTCTTATAATAAGCCGTATGATTTCCTACAATTGTATGGACCCTTACACCCATTTCTTGAAGACGGTCATAGTAATTATTTTTTGCCCAAGATAAAGCAGAGAAATCAATTCCCTTACGACTATCAAAAGTATCTCCCATATCTACAACAGTAGTAATCCCTTGCTCTTCGAGTGTAGGGAAAAATACATTGTCGTAGAAATTTAGAAAATAATCATGAAAGAGTTTGGAATTCTTTCTCGCACCAAAATGTTGGTCTGTAATAATTGCTACTTTCATTCAATACCGCAGTTTGCTGTGAACTCCGTCCTTGATAGAATTATAATCGGAATAGTTCCCGCCGTCAATAGTGTTGTCGTCTGTGAAGACTTCCGAAAATCCAGACCTTTCAAGGATTTTATTTTTGATTTCCAATTGACGCTTTTCTCTTTGGATGCGACGAAGGAAAGCGTAGTGAATGATTTGAGTGAAGTATGCGAAAGGATTTTGTGACTTCTCCGGATTGAAATTGTGAATGTACTGAACACAATTTTCAATACCATCAGAAATCATATCTTCCTTGAACATGTAGTTCACGAAGTTTGGTTTAAAGGAAAGGTGATTCGCAATCTTTAAGAAACACTCTCCAATGTAGCGGGGAATAGGAGGTTTTGTATCCCAAGTCTTTGCACGGTCTTCTTTCGTTAATTCTCTGCCAAACTTTTTAATAAAAGTTATTTCAACATCTTCACGATATTTGATGATAGCAGCAAGGAACTCTTTATTATTGACATAATGCTCTGACCTTTTTCTTTTGGCCATGACTGCTGTGGTAATCATAAGTTTTTATCATTATTATGTATAGATTATACCACTTATACAAATGCTTGACAAGGTATTCAAAAGTTGATACAATTACCTTTGTGGAGGTTGATAAGATAAGCTTTAACTATTTTTATAGAGTTTCTCTAATATCTCTTTAGCATCATTGACATTAGAGATATAACCCATTTTACGACTGATTTTTGATTGATTTATACTTTTTTTATCAGATTGTCGTACATAATTTTGATACATCATTATTATTTTTATATCTGAAGATTCGGAAAGAGTTAATACATCTTCAAGATTTATTAAAAACATATCTTCCTTTGTTGTTTTTAACCAAGGTTCTATTTTATATCCAACAACTCCCATTCTAGTAGTAACTTCGCTTAAAACAATGGGATTTGAAATA